GTGGTCATGGTGAAGGATTTTGCTTGGGTAATGTGATGAAGTATGCTCAACGATATGGTAAGAAAGATGGATACAATCGCAAAGACCTTATGAAGATTATTCACTATGCAATCATTGCAATGTATAATCATGACCTACAACATGGGGAAAATAAATGAGTGAAGTTAGTATTGATATCAGTGAATTGAGAAAAAGAAACATTCTTGTTGCAACTCCAATGTATGGAGGTCAGTGCTCAGGTTATTATACAAAGTCTACTGCAGAACTTAGTAAATTGTCAACACAGTATGGTGTTAATGTTGATTTTTATTATCTTTTTAATGAGTCGTTAATTACTCGTGCAAGAAATTATTGTGTAGATGAGTTTCTTCGTAATGATCATTTTACACATTTAATGTTTATTGATTCAGATATTGGATTTGATCCAAACGATGTTTTGGCTCTTGCAGCAATTGCTGATCCAGATTCTGATAAAGACATTGTTTGTGGTCCATATCCTAAGAAAACGATTGCTTGGGAAAAAATTAAACGAGCAGTTGATAAAGGATTCGCTGATGAAAATCCTAATATATTGAATGAATTTGTTGGCGATTATGTTTTCAATCCAGCCAATGGAGCAAATGAGATTGAATTAGATAAACCAGTTGAAGTACTTGAAGGCGGCACTGGATTTATGATGATTCAGCGTAAAGCATTTGAAAAATACGAAGAAGCATATCCTGAATTTAAATATTTACCAGATCACATTCGAACGAAAGACTTTGATGGTTCTCGTGAAATTATGGCATACTTTGATTGTGTGATCGATCCTGAATCTAAACGATATCTTTCTGAAGATTATATGTTTTGTCAGTGGGCAAGAAAGGCAGGAATCAAAGTTTGGATGTGCCCATGGATGCGTCTAACACATATGGGTTCATATACATTTGGTGGTAGTCTTGAAGCGTTAGCAGCCGCTGGTGTTTCTGCCACCGCTGATCCTAATGAAAGATTAAAGTAAATTTTTATTGACATAAAGGGTGAAATATATTATATTAGATATTATTGTTGAGTTAAGAAACGTTTTTTGATATTTTTGAAAGGTTAGTGTATTATGCAAATTACAGAAAATACTCTTGGTGTTCTCAAGAGTTTTACTACTATCAACCCCAGCATCTATGTGAAGTCTGGTAATACAATTAAGACTATCTCACCACAAAAGACAATCTTAGCGATGGCTGAGATCGATGATTCTTTTGAATCTTCTTTTGGTATCTATGATCTAAATCAATTTCTCAGCACTGTGAGTCTTTTTGAGAAACCAGATTTTGAATTTACAGATCAGAGTGTTACGATTAAGAATGGCGTTTCACATGTCGAATATCGATTCGCTGATCCGAGTATGATTATGCAACCACCTGAAAAGTCTATTGATCTACCCGACGTTGTTGTCGAGTTTGAACTTACTCAGAGTGTTCTACAAAAAACAACACAGGCTGCGAATGTTCTTCAACTACCAAACTGGTCGGTTGTAGGTGTTGATGGTCAGATCACTATCGTTGTTGGTGATATCAAGAATGTTGACGGCAACGTATTCCGTTATGTTGTTGGTGAGACTGATAAAGAGTTTGAACTATCGTTCAAGATTGAGAATCTTCGCTTCATGCCAGCAGACTATACTGTTCGCATTTCTTCGAAGGGTATCAGTCACTTCTCTGCTAATGAAGGTAAGTTACAGTATTACATTGCAACGGAGAGCAAATAACGCAACCTTCGTATTACTTTATACTGGTTTAACGTAACAGGAAGGTTATTTTATTATGAAAGATAATATACTTTGGTGTGAGTTTTATCGACCAAGTAAGATTGAAGATTGTATTCTTCCATCTGATTTGAAAACTACGTTCTCTGCTATGGTAGAGAAAAACTACGTTCCTAATCTTTTGCTAACTGGTGGTCCTGGCGTCGGTAAAACTACTGTCGCCAGGGCTATGCTAGAGGAGTGTGGGTTTGATTATATCGTAATCAACGGTTCGTTGAATGGTAACATCGACACACTTCGAGTTGAGATTAAGAACTTTGCTTCAACTGTCTCATTGACAGGCAATCGTAAGTACGTAATCCTTGATGAGGCTGATTATCTCAATCCACAATCGACACAACCTGCTCTTCGTAACTTTATGGAAGAGTACTCAAAGAACTGTGGGTTTGTTCTGACTTGTAACTTCAAGAATCGTATCATTGAACCACTACATTCTCGATGCTCGGTGATTGAGTTCAATATTCCAAATAAACAGAAACCAGAACTTGCCAAACAATTTATGGTTCGTGTACAAAATATTCTCAAACAAGAGAATGTAGAATACGATATCAAAGTTGTTGGTGAGTTAATTATGAAACACTTTCCTGATTGGCGACGAGTGTTAAATGAGTTACAACGATATGCATCATCCGGTGTTATCGACTCTGGTATTCTTGTCAATATGAATGAAGATAACTTCCGTGTTCTTATAAATTATCTAAAAGAGCGTAACTTCAAAGAAATGCGAAAGTGGGTTGGTTCAAATAGTGACACTGAACCTACTACTCTTTACCGTCGGTTATATGATACAGCCAGCGAATATCTAGTAGGTAGTTCGGTTCCGAGACTTGTACTATATATTGCTGACTATTCATACAAGTCTGCTTTCGTAGCAGATCAAGAAGTTAATCTTGTAGCCTGTCTTACAGAGATTATGTCAGACTGTGAGTTTAAATAGGAAAATAATATGTCTGAACCAATGGATAAGTTAAAAGAATTTGTCAATCGAGAACTCGGTCATAATACAGACAACTGGGCAGACGATCTAATGTTTGTTGATGCTACAATAAACTCATTAAAGAACATGCAAAATAATCTTGCTATTTTTCATCAAGACCATAAAGAGTTAAAAGACAATCACAAAAAATTGACGGAAAGATATATTGAATTAAGAAATATGGTTGCACAATGGAATAACGATTTCTATGTTCATGTCTATGGAGAACTTCCACCACAACAAACTGAAGACGAATAATGTCAAATATTTTTGATTATGTAAATGCGATAAACTCTGGCAAGAATATTATGTCAGGTACTGATAATGATGAACTAGCTGAGAAAGGATACAATCCATATATTACTAATCGGCAGTTCTCATACTTCCAGGATACAGTTCAAGCAGCAAATGTAATGAACCAATATGCTAATTTGGACAATCGTCTTCAATTTGATTTTTTTATAAATATTGTTAGACCACGGAAGAGATTTACTAAGTGGTCTAAGACCGAGCATTCTGATGACCTGGAGGCAGTCGTACAATATTTTGATTATAGTTATGAAAAAGCAAATATGGTCATGAATATTCTATCTGAAGAAGATTTGAAAACAATAAAAACCAGACTAGAAAAGGGTGGAAAAAAATGAGTTTTGATATTAATACATTAGTGGAAGTTAGACTAGAGCGAGATGATGACTTCCTCAAAGTACGAGAAACTTTAACACGTATCGGTGTAGCATCCAAAAAAGAACGCACTCTCTATCAATCGTGTCACATCCTTCACAAACAAGGTCGTTACTATATTGTCCATTTCAAAGAACTCTTCGCATTAGATGGAAAACCATCTAACATGTCTGATACAGATGTTGCAAGGCGCAATACCATTGCAAATCTGTTAGCTGAATGGGATCTCGTTGAGATTCTCAATAAAGAACAGACTAGCAATCCAGTATCACCTATCAGTCAGATTAAGGTGCTTCCCTTCAAGGAAAAAGACGAGTGGGAACTGGTTGCCAAATACAATATCGGTAAAAAAAGAATACCGATCTCCTAACATATTGATTTCAAACAAATCTTTTTTTTTAAAAAAATGTATTTTATGGGTTGACTTATTTTCATTTTAATTATATAATGTATATATGATGAGAAATGAAAGAAAGATTGAAATGTCAAACTTTAAACCTTATGCTGATGATACAATTGTTTGGGTATCCAACCATCAAAGTGGTTTGATGCGAGGAACAATCAAAGAATCATTCTTCAATCAGGTAACTGGTGAATTTGATTGCTATGAAATTGTTCTCTGGGAAACTGGTGAAGTATGGCTTGGTGCAGACGAGTATACATTCACAGATTATAAAGAAGCAAAAGATGACTACGACCTTAACATGTATTATTACAAAACGAAGTCATTTGTTGATGAGTACGAGGAGTTTGAGATTGTCTGAAAAAAACACTTGACTTATTTCTCAGTATAGATTATACTGTATATAATGATTGATTGATGAGGAGTTTTTGTTATGGATTATACTTACACCACGATGATTGATGTGATTAAGCGTATCGCCGAAGATGATAGCCCTCGTCACATTCGTCGTCAACTTACTCGTCTGACCTCTGACGAGAAGCGCAAAGTCCGTGATTTGATGGACTATGTTGAACT